TGCGGCGGCGCTCTCACTCCTCTTGCAGAGACTATTACCATGGCACGAAACCAGAAGGACGCAACGTACGACCACGAAATGCTGATGAAGGACGCCGGTCTTGTCGCCGCGAGTGCCGCTGCAACCGTCGCAACCGTAGCGCGTGTGCAGGACGTGGGCAACGCTCGCGTTGACGCGCGCATTATCGTGGACATCACCGCCGCTGAAGCGGCAACGGGCGACGAGCTGTATACCGTCGAAGTGCAGGTGTCCAACTCGGCAACATTTGCCAATACCGTGTTCATTGCCGCCGCAATCCGGCTGGGCGCAGCAGCGACCACGTTTGAGTCGGCGGTAACCGCGGTCGGCCGTCGTGAAATCGCGTTCACCAACGAAATCAACGGCGTAGTCTACCGGTACGTGCGCATCTTTACGCGCGTGGTTGGCACGATCGCCACTGGCGTCAACTACCGCGCGTTCGCGGTTGTGGGGGCATAACCATGACCGCCCCGAGCACGTCGGCCAGCAAGGTCACTTTATACCACTACGAAACGGGCCAGTGCGTGGAGCGCTGGCCCGTGGACGCGCAGGAAATGCTTAAGCGCGGCTGGACACGCACGCCGCCCGAAGGCGTCGAAGTTGCCGAAGCGGACCCGCTGGCGGTTGATCCGCTGAACGTGCCGCCTCCGGCGTCTGCTACCACGTTCCCCGACGCGGCAACATTGCCCGGTGCGTTGACCGGCAATGTCGGCGGCACAACGCCGAGCGGTGCGCCGTTGGCGATTGCGCGCGAAGGCGAAACGAAACCGCTTAACCTAACTGGCAAGGCGGCTAACAATCCGTCTACCAACACAGACCGAAAGTAAACACATGGCGCTCGAAATCATTGCCACCGCTGGCGCGTCAGACGCGAACTCGTTAGTGACAACGAATGAGATGACCGCGTATTGCGCGACGCGGCTGAACGCCAGCGCGTGGACTGATGTCGCGGCGAAATGGCCGGCACTGACTGAGGCGACGCGCGACGTTTCGTTGATGCTGTTCGTTGGCACGCGCGTCACGCTTACGCAGGCGTTGTCGTGGCCTCGCGATTGGGCGCGCAACCCTGACCAACCGGAAGTTGAGTTCATCGGCAACATTGAGCTGATGTATTACCCGCGTACTGTCATTCCACAGCGCATTAAAGATGCAACGTGTGAGCTGGGGCTGCAGTACCTGAACACCGGCGCGGCTGACTTGTCGGTAATCGACGCCAATGTCGGCGTGATCGAAAAAACAGCCGACGTGCTAACGACACGGTGGGAGAGCGGCACGGCTGCGCCAAAAGGCATTTACCGTTTCCCGCGTATCCTGACAATGCTTGCGCCATTGCTCGCGCTGAGCGGCACTGGCAATCGGTTGTTTCGCGTATGACTACCTGCATTCGATAGGAGATTAGCAATGCTAATGCTCCTCGATTGGAGCCCGCTGTTCAGTGAAGGGGCGTCGACAACGGTCGTGCTACCGCAACCGGTTGCTCAGAGTATGGCTACCTACATTGCCGAGCACGCATCGGCGTACATCGACGTTGCAACCGCATCTGGTAACCGCGTGATTGTGTTCACGCGCGTGCGCGTTGCAACCGAGTCTGTGCCAGACGCTGCACCTGACGTGCTGATTGCAGGCGTTGGCATTGGCACGCGCGCCGATCCGCAACGCTACCGGGATCTGCGCTTGTCGCTCGCGCAGGCCATGACGCTATTTTTTGTACCAGCCATCGGCACGTTGCGCGCGCTCACAGAAGACTTTGTGCAACCGAATGACACCACGATAATCAACGATGTACTCCTAACGGTGCGCGACGTTGGCCCGCTGATCGCACTGGACGGCTTGGTTGTAGCCGGCACAATCGTTCTGAGCGCCTGAGTTATGTCTGCATTCTCAAATGCGCTCGACCGCTTCGGCGCAGACGCCGAACAGCGCGTGCTCGATACCATCACTTTTGCGCGCGAGGAAGTAGAGCGAAGCGTACGCGAAGGCAGCGAACTCACTGGCGCACCCGGCCAGCCGGTTGACACGTCCAACCTGCGCAACTCGTGGGCATGGGTGCGCGAGTCGTTTTTAGTCGATGTGTTACAGACCAATGTCGAATATGCGCCGTTCATTGAAGACGGCGGCAACGACCTCGCGGCGTTCACGTTGCGCAGTGAAGTCGGCGGGTTCCATAGCGTGAAGCTGACCATATCCGCGTGGGATGATATTGTAAACTTTGCGCGCCGCAACGCGACGGGCGGTGTCCTATGAGCTTCGACATTGACCTTGCGTTCCGCGCGCGGATTGCAAACTTGATCGTTGCGCAAACGAGCGGCGAGCATAACCTGTCGTCGTTGGTTGATGGGTACGAACGCGGAAGCGGGAGCTTCTTGGCTGATGGGTTTCACGTTGGTATGGAAGTCACAGTGTCCGGGTTTACGAACCACCAGCCTGCGGTCATCAGAGAGGTCACAGCGGGCCGCATTAAAACATTCACCGCGGTGGCAGCACAAAGCGCCGCAAGCGGGCGCAGTATGCGAGTCACGTTCCCGTCGCGCGTCGGTTGGGAAAATACGCTTGTCCAGCCGTTGCTGCATCGGCACTTCGCCGAGGTCGATAACGTCGGGCAGCCGTCGGTGTATCTCGCAGGGCCAGCCGCCAACGGCCGTCGCGAAGATCGCGGCGTGTACGTGGTGCGTTGGTACGGTGTCGCGAATACGGGCGCGCGTGGACTGCGCCTGTGTGTTGATGCGCTCGCCGCGTTGTTCACGGTCGGCACATCGTTTGCGACCGCAGCAGGGAGCATCGTGCGCGTGCGCGGTGATGCGGGACCGAGTATTTCGCAGGCACAGAACCGACCGGCCGGGTTCGCGTTGCTCACGTTGTCTATCCCGTGGCGTCGCTACGCCGCCAACGCCGTTTTGGCGTAACATTCAGCCCGAGATCACATCATGACGCTACAAACTGCCAAAAACACGGTCGTCAACTTCAAGGTTGAAACCACGTACACCACGCCTGCGGGTCCCGGCGGCGGCGAAACGCTGCGCAAGCTGGACAGCCCCGGGCTTAACCTTGCGATCACGCCGATCCGCTCAGGCGAATCGCGACCGTCCGGCATGCGTTCAATGGGCCGCAACGGCTCGCGCAACGTTCCGGGTTCGTTTAACGCCGAAGCGCTGCAAGGCGCGCACGACACAATCCACGAGGCGTGGATGCGCTCAACGTGGGCCGCGCCGCTCGTGATCGACGAAGGTACGTCAGGCGCCGCCGCGTCAATCACGACCACAACCAGCACGATTGTCGGGAACGCTGGCTCGTGGATTACGGCCGGTCTGCGCGTTGGCGATGTCATCCGCCTCACCGATCACGTCGCGCACGTCCACAACGGGCAGAACCTCCGCATTCGCGCGCTCACGGCCACCGTCATTACAGTGCACGGCACACCGCTCGTGCTCGACGCAGGCGCGGACAGCGCGTATACGATCACGCGCGGCAAGAAAATCATTAACGGAGCCGCGCCAGTGCGTCGTACGTTCGAGATTGAGCAGCACAACGTGGACATCGACGCGTCGCAGGTGTTCGGCGGATGCCGCTACATCAGCGCTAAGCTCAACGGCACGCCTGACGACATGGCGACGTGGGAGTTCGGCGTGCTGGGCGCCAATATGCGCATCGTGACCGGCGCGGCCGCGCCGTACTACACGGCACCAACTACGTACGACGGCGACCCGCTCGTTTTCGCCGACGCGCGCATCAATCTCAACGGCGTAGACATTGCCGTTGCAACCAGCTTTGAGCTGATGAACGTGATCGAAGCGGCGACCACGCCCGTGATTGGCAGCGTTGTGTCGCCGGATGTGTTCGACAACGATGGCGAGGTGTCAGGATCATTCACGATGCTGCGCGAAGACTTCGACCGCGTTTCCGCGTACGAAGCGGAAACCGAGTTCGAGCTGCACATCCTGCTCCGCGGCGCGTCCGGCGAAAGCGCCGAATACTTGAGCGTGTTTGTTCCGCGCGTTAAGTTTACAGGCGTAACCGCACAGTTGGGCGGCACGGGCGGCATGCTGGAAACGGTGACGTTTCAGACTGGCCCCAAGCGCGTAACGGCTGGCTACGACGCCAGCACGATCACGCTGTGCACCGCAGTAGCATCGTAAGATGTCGGGACGGCGTGCGAGCACGCGCACGCTGAGCAGTACACACGATCAGGTCTCCCGCCCGTTGGTGCCGATGCGCAAGTGTCGGACGTGCCGCCAACGGGTGCGGAACATCTTCCATGGAGCACGCCATGCGTATTTCACAGCTCAAAGAGTTGGTCAGTCAGGACGAACTGCCGTACACGTTCACGGTGTTGGATCCGAACGGCGACCCGTACACAAACAGCGAAGTCGAACCCGAAAGCGATGTCACGTGGAGCGTGACCGGCACGCAGTCAAAAGCGCGACGCAAAGCGGAAGACGACGAAGCGCGCAAGTTGCTTCGCGCGGGGCGCTCGGAAATGGAGCCGCAAGACTTGCGTGATCGCCGTATCACGTTGGCCGTGTCGTGTAGCACGACGTTCGCCGGGTTTACTGACGAAGACGGCAGCCCGTTGGTGTTCAACAAGCACAACGCGCGCATCATTCTCACCATCGACGAGCGCATCTTGGGGCAGGTTGAAAAGGCCATCGAACGTCATAGTTCTTTTTTGTCCAAAGCCTCGATCAGTTCCGAGAGCACATCCGATCCGAGGCCGAACTAAACGCCAAGGGGCACAACAACAGCCGCGTGCGCGTCCATCTTGAGCGTGCTGCGTCGAAGGGAAGCGAGAGCGCGAAAGCTCGACTGGCTCGCTTTCCATGCCCTCCGCAGTTGTTGTATTTGCGCGATGTGTTGTACCGATTGCACGGCACAAGCGGGCAGGACATGAGCGGAGTATTGCCGTTGAACGAAGGCACGTTGCTGAAGCACATGCAGTTGCGAGACGTCACGTTTACCGAATGGGAAATCGACGCGTTGCTTGAAGCGGATCGCACACTGGTGCACGCCGTTGCAGCGCACAACGCAGCAGCACAGGACGCCAGTACATGAGCAACATTGCGACGCTTGGGCTGCGGGTGGACGGAAACGGCGCGATTACTTCCGTCCGCTCGGTGCGTTCTGAGCTGCGCGGCCTGAGCGACCAAGGCGCAGCAACAGAGCGCAGCATGGGCAAGCTCGTGGGCAGTTTCTTGACGTTCGCCGCAGCAACGGCCGTGCTGAAATCGGCCGTGCGAGAGGCGCGGTTGTTCAGCGACGCAATGGCCGAGGTGTCCACGTTGCTCAGTGATACAAGCGCCGTAGACAGCATGACCGCTAGCGTACGTGCGCTGGCGGTTCAGTTCGGCAAGAGCGGCACGGAACAAGCAAGCGCGCTGTATGGAATCATCTCAGCCGGTGCCGCAGACGCTGCAACCGCAATCGACACGCTAACGGTTGCCAATCGTCTTGCGGTGGGCGGCGTCACGGACGTGGCAACGGCTGCCGATGGCTTAACGTCGATCCTGAACGCGTACGGATCGGCTGTCGGCAGCGCTACGAATGTGTCGGACGCGCTGTTCGTTGCCATGCGCGCGGGCAAAACGACGATTGATCTGTTGTCGAGCAGCATCGGCACGGTTGCGCCGATTGCCTCAACCGCAGGCGTCGCACTTGAAGACGTGTTGGCGGCGACCGCTGCGCTTACGAAGGGCGGGCAATCGACTAACGTCGCGATTACAGGGTTGCGGGCAATCATTGCGTCGATCCTGAAACCGAGCTCAGAAGCCACAAAACAGGCGCAAGCGCTTGGCATCGAGTTCAACGCAACGGCGCTGAAAACGAAAGGGCTGAATACGTTCCTGTCTGAGCTCTCGACGGCCGCGAACGGCAACACGGAAGCCATGGCGCAGTTGTTCGGCGGCGTTGAAGCGCTCGTGCCCGCATTGGCGCTCGTGGGAGCTGGCGCACAAGACTATGCGGCGATCCTCGACGATATGTCTCGCTCGGCCGGGCAGACCGAACTTGCGTTCAACAAAATCGCGGATTCGCCGGGATTCAAGCTCGACAAGTTGCTGGCGACGGCCAAGGATGAAGCGCTTGGGCTCGGGCTCGCGTTGCTGAATCAGTTGTCGCCCGCGCTTGTTGTGCTTACGAACAACATGAAGCTCGTCGTTGAAGCGGGCGCGTTGCTGGCGGCCGTGTTTGCGTCGCGGTATCTGGCAATCGCGATTGCTGATGCAGGTCGGTACGTCACAGCGCTGATCGCAAAGCGCGCGGCAACGATTGCGGACGCGCAAGCGGCCGTGGCATCAGCGACCGCCGAAGTCGCCGCCAGCGCGCGCCGTCTCGTGCAAGCGCAAGCGGAAATCCGTATGCGGACGACGCTCGGCGTTTCGACCCAAGCCCTCACAGTTGCACAGCGTCGCTTGAATATCGAAACCGCGCTCGGTACACAAGCGTCTGCGGCGCTCGCGGTTGCACAGACGCGCATGGTCGTGACAACAAGTGCCGGAGCGGCTGCGATGACGGCTGCGGCGAGCGCCGCGCGGTTCATGTGGGTTGCGATTGGTGGACCGATCGGAGCAACGGTGATCGCACTGTATGCGGTCTACAAGCTGTTCATCGACAACACCAAAGCGGTTGAAGCAATGCGCGACGCCATGCAAGGCGCGCGGGATCGCGCCAGCACGTACGCACAGACGCTTGGCACGCTCAGTGTCGAGGCGCTGAAGGCGGCCGAGTCGCAAGAGCGCCTGAACCTGGCTACGATTGCCGGGCAGTTGGAAACGACCGGCGCAACGGTCACGAAGTACGACAACAACGGCGCGGCCGGTTTCGTCAACCTCAAAGAGACGCGCGCGGCACAGGCCGAGTACAACACTTTGCTCGTGCAGGCCGAAGAGGCAACGGCACGCCTGAGTGCCGTGCTCGGCGTGCGACGCACAAAGGAGCAAGAGGTTGCAGCCGCACTGGCGCAAAGCACGATAGCGACGGAGGCCGCTCGCGTCGCGCGCTCGACCGAGTTTGCGGACGCCGCGCGCGGCGCACAGCTAGAGCTGGCACAGCAGAACGCGCTCAATGCTGCGTTTGGCCAAACGAAACGCGAGATCGCCGACATTGCTGCCGCGTACGATCTGCGCGCCAAGGTGCAAGCGATTGCCGCCAAGTTCACCGGCGACGAAGCGAAGCAGCTTGTGGCGCTGGCGTCATCGTTAGCAAACGCGGAAGCGAAGCAACGCCAACTCACGGAAGCCAAGGAACAAGCAACCGAAGTCGAAAAGCTGGCGGCCGCGCAAAACGTAGAAGCCGAACGGTTGCGCGTGTCGCGCGGCAGATCGGACGCCGAACTGCGCGCCGCACTGCAAGCGCTCGCAACAACACGCGCTGATGGGGCGCGCGCGGCAGAGCGTGACATTGAGCTATTGCAGCGCGAAATAGACCTGTTTGGCACGTCACGCGAGGAAGCACGAAAGCTCGGTGACGCGTACGAGTACGCCGACAAGCGAGCTGAGTATCTGGCGGCTGGCATGGACTCGCTGGGCGCGTCGATTGCTGCGCAAGAGTATGTGGCGAAGCGAAACGAGGTTGATGCGCTTACGGAATCGACAATCGAGTGGGGCAACGCACTGGAAAGCGTCAATGACGCCATGTTGTTGCTCGTCAACTCGCTGAGTGGCACCGCAAGAGAGGCGGCGCAGATGATCGGTGCTGTGAGCGCGGCCGTACAAATCTTGATCAAAGCACAAGAGCAGGCGAAGAAAAGCGGCGGCGAAAAGGCGACCGGCGGTCAAATGGCCATCGGTGCGCTCGGTGCAGGACTTGCCGGTTTTGGCGCAGGCGCGGCGTTTGGCTCGCAAACATCAAACCGCGCTGTTGGCGTGCTCGGCGGCGCGGCGTCGGGCGCGGCCTCTGGCGCGATTGCGGGCACGCTCGGCGGTCCGTTGGCGCCGTTGACGTCTACGATCGGCGCCGTGATCGGCGGTTTCGTTGGTGCAATCGGCGGGTTCATCACGTCGTCGAAGAACGTAACGCAGCAAATGCTCGCGATGCAGTCCGCACAAAACGCGCTTCGCGCGTCGCTGGCGGGTTTGCGTGCCGCTATGGGCAACGACTCGCTCGGCGCTGCTATCGCGCAAGCGCGGCAGCAGTTCGAAGCGTTGCGCGCTGAAGCCAATAAGGCGTTTGCGGGCAAGAGAGGCGAAGTTGAGCGCAATCGTATTCTTGCCGAGCTAAACGCGCTTGAAGCGATTCGCGTAAAACAACTGAAAGAGGAATACGACGCGCAACAGGAAACGCTACAAATCAACTCGCGTGTGCGTGAACTGCAAGCGCTTGGGCGCACGGCGGAAGCTGAGGCGATGGCGCAGCGCGCCAAAGATCAGCAAACGTTGAACGCGCTGGTGAAGTCTGGCGCGTCAGCAGCTACGATCGCCGCCGAGCAGGCCGCGTTGCTGGCCGAAGCTGAGCGCCGGCTGTCAGACGAACGCGAGCGCGAACGCCGCGCGATTGCCGACTACACAAACGCCGCGAACGCGTTCACTGATCCTCGTGGCGCGAGTGATGCGCAGTTTGCTGAAGATCAGGCTAACGCGTTGTTCGACATGATTGCGCAAGGCGCGAGCGAAGCCGAAATGGCAGCCTTCCGATTCTTCCAGGCGGCGCAGGCGGCGAACCGAGAAGCGCAAATCCTTGAAGCGGACACGCGCGCGCGTGCGGGCTTGCTGTCGCGCGGGCTGAACGCGTCGCTAGACACGCAGGCGGGTAGCGATCTTGCCTTCAATGAAGGACAGCGGCAAGAGCTGGCCGACGCGTTGCGCGAAGGCATGAGCGAGAGCAACCTTGCGCTCTTGCAGTTTGTGCAGTTTGCAGAACGTTCAGAGCGCGAAATGTTGCGCGCGATTGAGATTGGAACGGCGGCCATTCAGCAGCGCGCCCGCGACGAACTTGCCGCCATTGATGTGTTAATCGAAGTTACGCAGATCGTGGCCGACGCACAGATTGCGTCGATCAATACGCAAGTGGACGCAATCAAGGAGCAGACGAAAGCCATTGTGGCCGCGTTTGATGTACAGATTAAAGAAGTACGCGACCAAGCGAGCGACCAGATTGCCGCGCTTGACGTGCAGAGCAAGTACGCGCGCGAATCCGCTAAGTCAGCGGCCGACAATGTACGGATTCTTGAAAGCCAAGTTTCAAGCATCACGCGCGCGCTCGACGCGTTGCGTTCGTTTTCGGACACGGTAAAGCTGGGCGACTTGTCTACGTTGTCGCCTGCACAAAAGCTGGCCGAAGCGCGCGCACAGTTTGAGGCGTTGTCTCGTGGCGCAAGTGCAGGGAACGCCGACGCAGCCTCCTCGTTGCCGGGCGCGGCGAGCGCGCTACTGGCCGCGTCGCGGTTGTTCAACAGTACGGGTGCCGGATTCAGCGCCGACTTTGATGCGGTACAGCGTGCAGTCGCTGAGAGCGCTGCACTGTTCGGCGACCAGCAGTCTGTTGCGCAGCGGCACTTGGCTGTTGCGCAAGGGCAGGCGATAAGCGCAAGCGCAGCCGTAGACTCGATTAACGCACAGCGTGACGCCATCCAAGAGGCCGCAGCGGCACAAATCGCCGAGATTCAAGCGGCAAAGGATAATGCGATCACGGACGCACAGCGCCAGATCGACGCGCTGATAGCAACGCGGGACGCTATCGAGAAGGGCGCAGCCGACACGATTGCGCGCCTTCGCGAGACGCGCGACGCGATTGTACTCGCCGCTGATGAGGCAATCGCGCAGCTCGTGCGTATCGAAGAGGCGGCGCACCTCGCGCGGATTCAGCAGAACGAATACTTTGAAACCTTTTTGGAGCTTTTGCGGCCGAGCGACACCGAACGCGTGCCGCTACCGGACACGAGCGACGCCGTAGAGTTAGCGCGTGATACGCTGGCCGAACAGCGTGCGGCGAATGTGGCGCTACAAAGCGTTGTGTCGCTACAACGCGAAGAGCTGGACGTGCTGCGCCAGCAGGTTGTTGTCATGGCGGCGGCTGCGCGCGAGTCGAACGAAAGAATGGACACGATCATTGCCAAGCTAGAAGACGGCAACGCGGCCGCACGGCGCAGCGTTGAAAGCGCGCTTGTCCAATGAGCGCTTTCCTGTATCTCGTGGACGCGACGGTGTACGACATCGCGGACGAAGCGGAGCGCGTGCTACGCTACGCAACCGGGCTCGGGTTCGTTACGGCACCGACAGACACGCCAGCGAGCACGCTGTACGACGCGCGCCTTGAACAAGCGTTCGAGGTTGTGCGTTCGATCTACGCGCCCGGCACAACGCAGGGACAGTCAAAAACGGGTTTCGGAGAAGTCGTGTTGATGAACCCGGACGCACAGCTTGACGAGTTGATTGGCACGGCGTTCGGTGGTCGCCCTATCGTGATCCGACGCGGGCCAGCCACCGCGACGTCACTTAGTGAGTTTACCACTATTTTCGCTGGCACGATGGAGCTGGCCGAGTTCAGCACGTTGCGTGTCACGATCAAGCTGCGCGACAACCAAGCGCTGTTACAATCGCCGCTGCAAACGATCAAATACGCGGGCAACAACGCGCTCCCGAACGGGCTCGAAGGCACGCCAGCCGACCTTGCAGGCAAGCCTAAACCGTTAGTGTTCGGTCACGTGCGAGGCATTGCGCCGCCGCTCGTGAACACGGCACGCCTTGTGTACCAGATCAGCGCGGCCGCTATCGAGACGGTTGACGCGGTGTACGTGCGCGGTGTGCCGCTGGCGAACGATGGGACGTATGCCAGCAAGGCCGAGCTACTGAACGACGCGCTTGCGCCAGCGTCTTTTGGCTTCAAGGTGTGGCGCGACACGGCGCAGTGCTTTATTCGCTTAGGATCAAGCCCTGACGGCATAGTAACGGCCGACGCAACGCACGGCGCGAATGCGGCTGATCGCACGGCGGCGCAACTATACCGAACGGTCCTGCTGTACGCTGGTGTGCTCAACAGCAACATTGTCGCGAGTGACTTAACGGCGCTCGATACCGTGAACGTGGCCGAGCTGGGTTTGTACGTGAACGACGACACGCGCAGCGCGGCGGTGCTCGACCAAATCGCAAACAGTGTCGGCGCATGGTGGGGTGAGAATCAGTTCGGCAAGTTTCGCATCGCGCGGCTTGAGCGACCGACTGGCGACGCCGTGCGCGTATTTGTTGCCAACGACTTGATTGGTCCTCCTGTTCGGCAAGCCACGAACGATCCGGAGCGCGGGTTGCCAGCGCATCGTGTGACTGTGCGATACGCGCGAAACTACACGGTACAAACGACGGACGTTGCCGGTTCAGTGTCAGACGCTCGGCGCGGAGAAATCGCACAAGCGTGGCGCGAAGCCACGATTGCCGACGACGCGGTACTCCTCGTGTACCAGCCGCCTGTTGAGCTGCTGTACGAGACGCTGATGCGTTCGGCGGCCGACGCACAAGCCGAAGCCGCGCGCCGCCTTGAGCTGCGATCAATACAACGGCATCGGTTTCAGATTACAACGTTATTCGACGACGAAACGGCGGCGATTGACCTTGGCGATACGGTCGGGCTCTTTTACGACCGATTCCTGCTGTCAGTGCAGGGCAACGAGCAAGGGCAACTGTTCGTGGTGCTCGGCGTTGATCCGAACGCTCGCAGCGGTCGCGTCACGTTTACGTTGTGGGGTAACTCGCTGCGCACGCGCAACCTTGTCGAAGCGGGCTCGCTTAGCTTTTTCAGGACGAATGATGGCGCGTTTCTTATCACCAACGACTCGTAACGACCATGGCCACGAAAACAATCACACAGCTACCGGCAGCCAATGCGGCGAACCTTGGCGACGCCACATTGCTGCCGGTGGACGACAACGAAAGCGTCACGCGCAAAATGACCGTCGCGCAACTGCGCACCGCGCTCGGTGCACTCACGGCAACGGGCGACGTCACTGGCGCGGGGACGCTGGCCAGTATTGTGCTTACGATTGCCGCCAACGCGGTCACACTCGGCAAGCTGGCCCCGATCAGCACGCAGCGTATACTAGGCCGACACACAAGCGGCACGGGCGTGGTGCAGCAAATCGAAGTTGGCGAGGGGTTGTCGTTGGTCGCTGGCGTTCTTTCGGCGGGCGTTGCGGCATCATCAGCGCCGTCCGCGTCGCTTCTTACTCACCGCGCGTTTGGAGGGCTGTAAGCCATGGCCGCAAATGACAAACCTATTTTCCCGCTCGTTCCGCGCGTTAGCTGGGCAGCGATTACCGCCGCGAATACGGCTACAAACGGCACCGGCACGGTCGTTACCGTGTTCACGGCGGGCGCTGAGGGCGCGCGCGTTGATTCAATCGTGTGCAAGGCGCTCGGCACAAACGTTGCCACGGTGCTGCGGCTGCTGCTGAACAACGGATCGGCAAACACAACGGCGGCAAACAACACACTGATTGCCGAGGTGGCGTTGCCCGCAACGGACGCCAGCAACGTAAACGTTATTTCTGGCGAAATCGTGTTGCAGATCAACCGCTCGATTGACGCCGACTTCCGGGTCTACGCCGTGTTAGGAACGGCGGTGGCTTCTGGTTGGCAGCTTACCGCGTTCGGAGGCAACTACTGATGCCCGACTTTGACAGTTTTCCCGCGGTAAACGCCGGGACATCACTGCGCACAACGCAAAGTTTCCCGGGCGCGCAAGAGCACAAAGCGCGCGCACGACGCACGGTCGTATTTGAAACAACCGCCATTTGGATCTGCCCTGACGGTGTTCACGAAGTGCATGGCGTGTTTCAAGGCGGCGGCGGCGGTGGCGGCGGCAACTTGTCGAGCGCGCAAGCCGCAGGCGGTGGCGGCAGCGGCGCGAAAGTGTACGGCACGTTTCGGGTGGTGCCCGGTCAAGCGTATGTCACGACCATCGGGGCCGGTGGCGCAGGTGGCGTTGGCGCAGCGGCTGGCGGCGTCGGCGGAACAACAAGAATGGACGGCATGGGAGTGTATGTGCGCGCAACTGGCGGTGCGGGTGGTTCTCACACTGGAACAGCAGGTGCCGCAGGTGGTGCTACGCGCGTGTCCGCAGTGTTCGATTCCTCGGAGTTCGCAGGCGTAGCAGGCGGTGCGGGATCGGCCGGCGCAGCGAACGGGGCGAACGGCAACGCATGCGACCTTGTGCCGGGCAGTTCAGGCGGGCTATTGTTTTCTACCTTTCCGGGCGGCGGCGGCGGCGGTTCGTCAAGCGAAGCGGTGGGCGGCGTTGGTGGCGGCGGCGGGTCGGGTGACCCGCCATCGAACGGCGTGCGCGGGTCAGGCGGCGGCGGGACTGGCGCTTCGGGGTCTTCGCGCAACGGCTCTGCTGGTGGCGGTGGCTTTGCGCGCCTCACGTACGATGAGTAAAAACATTTACGCAGAAATCACTCGGGGCCGAGTTAGTAACATCACCCGAGGTTCCTTGCCCCTCGTTGGCGTATCATACCTCGACATCACAGACTTCAGCCCTCAGCCAGAAATAGGCTGGCTCCTAAACAGGGCTGGCGACCTTGAACCACCAGCGCGGTTCTCGCGACCCGAAGCGGACATCAAACAAGCCGCAATAGATCGGACCAACGAACTCGCGGGCAAATCACGGGCCAAATACATCGTCACGGTGCCGGGACAGTCAGAAACGGACATGCTGAAAAGCGAGGAGCTTGGCAGAATCGACACACAACGAGATGCTCCGAATCCCCGCGATTACCCGGTACTGGCAGAACGAGCAACCCAAACACGCACAACGTTCGCCGACATGGTTATCCTAGCAAGAGCGGAGCAAACTGAATGGATCCAAGTAGCTGCGAAAATCGAAGGCATCCGGCAGAAGGCGCTACAAAGCATCGCAGCGGCAACGACCGAGCAACAAGTGCAAGAAAGCATCCCCACCGAGTGGCCCTGACCAATGTTCCGAACAAGACCGCCGACCGCTACTCGTTGCGTAACCGGCTCGCTGGTTGTTGCGTTCAGGGAGTCGCGTTCTGTGTGCAGGAATCCTGATACCCCACGTCCTCCGAGGTGATTATGCCCGCGTTCCTTCCCGATCTCGTTTCACTCCTCAGCCCGCTGATCGTGGGCATCCTCACGTTCTACGGCACCGACGCGCTCGCGCACGCCGTGCAGTGGATTGACGCACTGCCCGCACACCTCAAACGAGGGCTCGCGGTCGTGATCGCGTCACTGCTCACGATGGGCGCGAAATGGCTTTCGGTCGAGATTCCAACCGACTTGGCCGTGTGGTCGCCGGACACGCTGGACGCTATTGTGAGCGCCGGTCTGGCAATGGCGGTCAAGGCTGGCAATACCGCGAAGTCGGCCAAAAAAGAATCGGTTGTCGCTGCACTGGTAGCGGAGAGCGCGGTTACAACCGCTAAAGACGCAAGGGCGGCCGTCGGATGACGCGGGTTGTGCATCTTTCACACTCCGCTATCTGGCTGGACGGGCTGGCGCTGCCGGACCACGCGCTGCGTGCGGATCTTGTGCGCCGGGCAATGGCCGATATCGGGATTGAAGAAAGCGCCATCGCGGCGAATCGCTCTCCTTACCTCGATGAAACGGCGCGCCGCTTCGGCTCGCCAACCGGTTCTGCATGGTGCGCGCTGATCGTTAGCCGCTGGTGCAGTGACGTGGGCGTGTCCGTTCCGCCGAGGTCGAGTGGTGCCGTGCGCGTGTGGCAGAAGTGGGCGCAAACCAGTGGAATGTGGAAGCCAGCGACCTCCACGCCGCTGCCCGGCGACATTGCCGTGTATGACATGAAGCCTGACGGCTTCGGCGATCATATCGGCGTTGTCGCACGGGTGCACGCACGCGGACCACGCACGGTGGAGGGCAACACGTCGTGGTCAGGGCATTCACGCGAAGGCGTGGCGGTTGTCATGAAACCGATCAACAGGGCCCGCGTGCTCGGCTACATCGTGCCGGTGGCGGCGTGAAGACCGCGCTGCTCGCCCTCGCGCTTGTTACGGCAGGCGTCGGCGGGTCCGTGGCGATTGGCTACCAGTGGGC